TTTAGGTAGTGCGTCTAAAAGATTTAAAGAAATATTCTTGGCAGGAGAAACAATTAACCTTGGTGGCGCAACGATTAGTTCAGATGGTACTGGTACTGTTGCTGTGTCAGCAACTGGTGTGACTTTACCTGAAGGTTCAAAAGCAGGTACAAACAAAATTGCTGTTGCTGTGACAGGTTCTGGTGGTGCTGAACAAGCTGCAACTATTGTTCCTTTCTTTACAAAGGCAGGTGGATTGTCAAGTTCAAATACTAGTTTTAACTTTAACTCTGTTGTAGATGATAAGTTTGTTTATACAGGTGCAAAAACATTTACATTATCAAATGGGAGTAATCTAGCAGATAGTAATATTACACTATTTCAATTTTAGAGGTAACTAAATATAACATATGTCAAGTAAAACGCCTATAAGAACCGTATTTAATGATAGTGGTGTCGCAACTGGATTAGCAGAATATCAAACTGGTGAGTTTGTACCTTTAGCACATGGTGGTATAGGTGCAGCTTTATCAATAGGTTCTGCAGGTCAGGTACTAAAAGTAAACACAGGTGGTTCTGCTTTAGAATTTGGTTCTGTTGAAGCAATTGTAAACATAGACGGAGCTACAGATAAGACAGGTTCTACACTTGTTGCAGGCGATCAGATATTATTATCAGATGGTGGTGTTGAAGGTAGAGTTACCTTATCACAATTAGATACATTATTTTCTGCGACATCTAAAACACTTACAAATAAAACAATAGACTCAGATAACAATACAATTACAAACATTGTAAATGCTGATATTAAATCTAGTGCTGCTATAGCAAATTCTAAATTAGCAAACTCTGCTGTAACCGTTGGTACTACATCTATCAGTTTAGGTGCTAGTGCTACAACAATCGCAGGTGTATCTGATTTAACTGCTGGTACAATTAATATTGCTGGTAATGTAATTAAATCTACTGACTCAACTGTCGTTGAGATTGGTGCAGGCGATGGTTTAAGTGTTGCTGGTAATTTAACAGTTGCTGGTAATATGACTGTGAGTGGTAGTACAACTACTTTGTCTTCTACAAATACAACAATAGCAGATAAGTTCATTGAATTAGGAACTGGTACAACTGGCACACCATCAGGTGACGCTGGTATCGTTATTGAAAGAGGTGATAGTGCTAATGCAATCATAGGTTTTGATGAAAATGTTGATGAGTTTATAGTAGGTACAGGTTCATTTACAGGCTCAAGTTCAGGCAATCTTGCTTTTACACATGGCACAATATCAAGTGCAGGAAATAAAATTTATAAATCTGGTACAACACACGCTGTATCTTTAGTTGCTTCATCTAGTTTAGCAGGTAATGTCACTTTAACTTTACCTGTCAATGATGGTGACGCTAACCAAATATTATCAACAGATGGTTCAGGTAATTTATCTTTCATCTCTGCAACTGCCGCTTCAGGTGCAGGATTATCTGACTTATCAGATGACACTACACCAAGTCTAGGTGGTAATTTAGATATGAATGGTAATGACATTATTACATTATCAAATGCTAATATTGACCTATTGCCTCACGGCACTGGTAAAGTTGTTATGGATGGTAATGGTACTTCAGGTGGTGTTAGTGTATCAGATGGTTTAATTGACATAAGAACAGGCACAGGCGCTGTGTCTAAAGTTAAATTTTATTGTGAGGTTTCTAATGCTCACGCACAAACTATACAGGCACAACCACATTCTGCAGGTAGTTCAGCAGTATTAACTCTACCTATTGCAACTGGTACTCTTATAGGTACAGGTGATAGTGGCACAGTTTCTAACACTATGCTAGCAAATTCATCATTTGCATTTACAGATGAAAGTTCAACTGCTGGAGGAGTTTCATTAGGTGGTAATTTAGAGTTTCTTGCAGGTGCAGGTATTAATACAACTGCTTCTGGTGATACGTTAACTATCGCAGGAGAAGACGCTACAACATCTAATAAAGGTATCGCTTCATTTACTAGTGCAGACTTCTCTGTGGCTTCAGGTGCTGTATCGTTAGTCGCTGAAAGAATACAAGACATTGTAGGTGCAATGGTTGGTAGTAATACTGAAACTAGAATTACGGTTACCTATGATGATACAGCTGCAACATTAAATTTTGTTGTGGATAATGACTTATCTAACTACGATAACTCATCATCTGGATTTACAACTGCTTCATCTACAACTACATTTACTAACAAAACATTGACAAGTCCTAAAGTAAACGAAGATGTGGCTGTCACAGCAACTGCAACACAATTAAATCATACGGTTGGGGTTACTAGTGCAATCCAAACACAATTAGACACAAAATCAAGTAAAGCACAATCAATCGCATTTTCACTTGCTCTTGGTTAATATTATAAATATACCAGTAAAGATAAGGGATTATTATGGCAACGCCAGCAAGTAGAGCACAATTAAAAGAATACGCATTAAGAAACTTAGGTAAGCCAGTTATAGAGATAAATGTTGATGACGCACAACTAGAAGATAGATTAGATGAAGCGCTTCAATATTTTGCACAATATCACTATGACGGTATAGAAAGAGTTTATCTAAAGTATCTGTTAACTAGCAATGATTTAGCAAGACTTAAATCACCTCAAGGTGACTCAACGGTTACTGCTTCGGTTGGTGGAAGAACAACATCTTACACAGAAGCCAACAACTGGATTGGTGTACCTGACTCTGTACTTGCTGTCAATAGAATATTTCCTTTATCTGATAAACATAGCAACAATATGTTTGATATAAGGTATCAATTAAGATTAAATGATCTTTATGATTTTTCTTCAACATCTATAATACACTACGATATGGTTCTAAGGCATTTAGATTTTTTAGACCACGTGTTAGTAGGTGAAAAACCAATTAGATTTAATCAACACAACAATAAACTTTACATTGATATGGACTGGAAAGTAGATATGAATGAGGGTGAGTATTTAATTATTGAGTGTTATAGAAAATTAGACCCAACAGTAATGACAGATGTATTTAATGATATATTTTTAAAAAGATATGTGACTGCTCTGTTTAAAAAACAATGGGGCGCTAACTTATCTAAATTTAATGGTGTAGCAATGATCGGTGGTGTGACATTAAATGGTCAACAGATATATTCTGAAGCACTACAAGATGTTCAAAAATTAGAAGAAGACATAAGAGGCACTTACGAGACACCTGTATCTTACATGATAGGATAGGTAAATGGCAGTTAATCACTACTTTCAAGGTGGCGATGGGATCGGCAATCAGGCTGAGAAAAATCTACACGAAAACTTAATAATAGAAGGCCTTAAAATTTATGGCCATGATGTCTATTATCTACCTAGAACATTAGTAAACCAAGACTTAATACTTGGTGAAGATGTTGCTTCAAAATTCAATGCTTCTTATCTATTAGAAATGTACTTTGAAACTACGGAAGGTTTTCAAGGTGAAAGAGAATTAATATCTAAATTTGGTTTAGAGATAAGAGATGATACAACATTTACAGTATCAAAAAGAAGATGGGATGACGCAGTAGGCGATCAAGCTACTTTAATCAAATCAGGTAGACCTAACGAAGGTGACCTAATTTATTTCCCAATGATGAAATCTTATTTTGAAATTCAATTTGTAGAAGATCAACAACCATTTTATCAATTAGGAAACTTACCTGTTTACAAATTAAGATGTACTAGATTTGAATACAGTAATGAAAGAATTGATACAAATGTTTCAGACATCAATAAATTAGAAGACGATAAGTCTTTGGACATGTATGCTCATCAAATGAGTTTAGAAAACGAAGATGGTAATATATTGATGGAAGGTGATGAACAAAATTTCTTAATACTTGAAACTTATGATCAACAAACACAACAGCCATATGCAGATAACTCAACATTTGAGTCAGACGCAGGTTTTGGTACGTCTAGTACAACAGATGATATACTAGACTTTACAGAAAGAAACCCATTTGGTGAGGTTGACGAAGGATTTTAATGCTAGGAGATTATTTTTACCACGAAAGTTTAAGAAAGATTATTATTGCCTTTGGTACTATCTTTAATAATATTCATATTCATAGAAAAGATAGCACTGGCAAAGTAGTACAGTCTATAAAAGTTCCTTTAGCGTATTCGCCTAAAGAAAAGTTTATTGCACGATTAGATCAACAACCAGATTTAGTACAAGATAGAAGAGTCGCTGTGACACTACCTAGAATGGGTTTTGAAATTTCTGGTTTAAGTTATGACCCTAGTAGAAAATTAAATAGAATGGGTCAGATTAAAAAAGTTAGAGCAACTTCAACAGATGGTAAGATTATGAATAAACAATTTAATCCTGTGCCTTATAATATTAGTATGAATTTATATTCATTTACTTCAAGTGCTGAGGGTGGACTACAAATAATAGAACAGATTTTACCTTTCTTTCAACCAGATTACACGGTAAGTATTAGAGCAATACCTGGTATGAATATTGTAAGAGATGTACCTATAATATTAAATAATGTTAATTATGAAGATACATATAGTGGAGACTTTACTACAAGAAGAGCGGTCGTTTATACTTTAGCATTTACTGCTAAAACATACTTGTATGGACCAGTAAGTCAACAGAGAGTTATCAAATCTACACAGGCAGATATGTATACCGACACAACAAATAACCCTAAAAGAGAACAAAGAATTGTTGTTGAAACAAATCCTACAGGTGCCGACGCTGATGATGATTTTGGATTTACAACAACTGTGACAAGTTTTACTGATTCAAAAAATTATAACCCAACAAGTGATAGTGATGAATAATTATGAGTATAGACGATAAGATAAATGAAGCACTTGGTATCTCTACGGATAAACCAACAACTAAACAAGTAATCAAAAAAGATTTTACACCACCTGTTCCTAGATTAGAAGATAAGAATAAGGAAGATGTAGATAATGATTACAAATATAGTAGAGAAAATTATTACAATCTTATAGAAAGAGGACAAGACGCTATACAAGGTATACTTGATATTGCTAATGAAAGTCAACACCCGAGAGCATACGAGGTTGCAGGTAATTTAATTAAACAAGTTGCTGACACGGTTGATAAACTACAAGACTTGCAAGGTAAACTAAAAAATTTAAAAGATGTTCCTAATAAGACAACTGCAAATATCAAACAGGCATTGTTTGTAGGTTCATCAGCAGATTTACATAAAATGCTAAAAAATAAAAATAAGGATGTACAAAGTGACGAAGATAAAGATTTTAAAGGCAAAGACATCACACCCAAAGATACAGACGTTTCTGATAAGTGATTTAACATATATACATAAAAATCCATATCCTAATACTTTACCCGAAGATCAAAGAAACACCTGGCTAAGTGATGGTATGAACGATCCAATACACGTTATTAGACACTCTATCAGTCCAACTCCTCGTATGGGTGTAGGAGGACAACTATATATTGAAAAGCAGTATTCTGTCAAAAGAGGCAGTAGTAGAATAAGTTATGCCGTAGAAAATGGTTATAACGCAATAGAAGGTATAATAGTAGATGAGTGAAAATTATTTAGGCAATCCTAATTTATTTAAAGCACACACAAAACAAGAATATACTGAACAACAAATAGTAGAGCTTGATAGATGTATGAAAGATCCTGTGTACTTTATCAAAACATATATTAGAATTGTAAACATAGATGAAGGTCTTGTACCTTTTGAGATGTATAAGTTTCAGGAAAAAATGGTAAGGTCATTTGACGCAAACAGATTTTCTATATGTAAACTACCTAGACAATCAGGTAAGTCAACTACTATCATCGCTTACTTATTACATCAAGTTATATTTAATGATAATATTAATGTAGCCATACTTGCTAACAAATCTACAACTGCTAGAGATTTATTAGGTAGATTACAACTTGCATATGAAAATTTACCTACCTTTCTACAACAAGGTGTTCTTAACTGGAACAAAGGTTCTTTAGAATTAGAGAATGGCTCAAAGATACTTGCAGCTGCAACATCATCAAGTGCTATTCGAGGTGGTTCATTCAACATAATATTCCTTGATGAGTTTGCTTTTATACCTGCAAATATATCTGAACAATTTTTTAGTTCAGTTTATCCTACAATATCTTCTGGTAAAAAATCTAAAGTTATGATTGTATCTACGCCACATGGTATGAATATGTATTACAAAATATGGAATGACGCAATACATAAAAGAAATGACTATGTGCCAATTGAAGTACATTGGTCAGAGGTACCAGGTAGAGATGATAAGTGGAAAGAAGAAACTATAAGAAACACTAGTGAGGCACAATTTGCCACAGAGTTTGAGTGTGAGTTTGTAGGTTCGGTAGACACACTTTTAAATCCATCTAAAATTAGAACCATGTCGCATAGTAATCCTATTGTATCTCAAAATGGTTTAGATATGTACGAACAAGCAATTAAAGGTAGAGATTATGTAATGACGGTTGATGTAGCAAGAGGTACAGTAAAAGATTATTCTGCCTTTGTGGTTTTTGACGTATCAAAAATGCCTTATCGCATAGTTGCAAAATATAGAAACAATGAAATTAAACCTTTACTATTTCCTCATACTATTGAAAAGGTTGCAAGAGCATATAACAATGCTCATGTTTGTGTTGAGGTAAATGATGTGGGTCATCAAGTAGCAGACGCATTACAATTTGAATTAGAATACACAAACTTATTAATGTGTATGATGAAAGGTAGAGCAGGTCAAATATTAGGTGGTGGTTTTTCTAAACGAGGGTCTCAACTAGGTGTTCGTATGACAAAACAAGTTAAAAGAATTGGTTGTACAAACTTAAAAACATTGGTTGAAGGCGATAAACTTATAATTAATGACTTTAATATTATAGAAGAATTATCAACCTTTGTAAGAAGAGGTCAATCATGGCAAGCCGAAGAAGGTTCTAATGACGACCTTGCAATGTGTTTAGTGATATTTGCATGGATATCTAATCAAAGATATTTTAAAGAATTAACAGACCTAGATGTACGTGCTAGAATGTATGAAGAGCAACAAAACGCAATAGAACAAGATATGGCACCTTTTGGGTTTGTAGATGACGGCACAGAGGAAGACACAATAATAGACGATAAAGGTGAGATATGGTCACCTGTAAGAGTCCGTAAAGGTCTATAAAAACATAAATAGATTTGAGATTAATGATACTATTTAGCTAAATAGGAGAACAACACATATGGCATTTCAAGTTTCACCAGGTGTTCTCGTAAGAGAAAAAGACTTAACAAATGTAATACCAGCAGTTGCAACCTCAATAGGTGCATTTGCAGGTGATTTTACTCAAGGTCCATTAGATGAGATTACAACAGTTTCATCTGAAGGTCAATTAGTAGAAATTTTTGGTAAGCCTAACTCTACAACTTTTGAATCGTTCTTTTCGGCTGCAAGTTTCTTGCAATACGGAAACGCTTTAAGAGTAGTAAGAGCTTCGGGAACTGGGATCTTAAACGCAACTGCTAACGCAAGTGGCGTATTGATCAACAACACACAAGCCTACCAAGATAACTATGCTACAGGTCAAGGTTCAGTAGGACTTTGGGCTGCAAGAACAGCAGGTGCTCATGGTAACAACTTAAAAATATCCATCTGTCCAAGTTCAACTGCATACGAAGAAACATCAAAAACAACTGTAAATAACACTAACTTAGCTGTTGGAGATACATCGGTAACGGTAGCATCCGTATCTGGTATATCAGTCGGAGATATTATAAACTTTGGCGAAACTGGCGGTTATGAATATAGAATTACAGGTATTGCTTCAACTACACTTACAATCGTAAGACATCCATCAGGCGTTGGCGGTTTACATACTGCTGTTGCTAACGGAGCTACTGTAAGAAGAAGATGGCAATACTATGATCTAGTTAGTGCTGCACCAGGAACATCACCTTATGCTTCTGACAGATCAGGTGTTAATGATGAATTACACGTTGTAGTAGTTGACGAAGACGGTGGCATAACAGGAAAAGCAGGAGATATATTAGAAGTATATGATTCATTATCAAAAGCTTCTGACGCAAAAACTCCACAAGGAGATACTAACTATTATCCAGATGTAATATACAATAAATCAGCTTATGTTTATTGGATGGATCATCATACTAGTGGTACTAATTGGGGATCTGCTGTTCAATCAACAACATTTACTGCTGTCACAACAATTAAAAATGACTCATTAAGAGGCGGTGCAGACGGTTCAGCTGCTACAGTTGGCCAAAAGAAAACTGCTTATGAGAAATTTGAAGACGCTGAGACAACAGACATAAATCTAATCATTGCTGGTACATGTGACGCAACACATATTGACAACCTAATTACAATCGCAGAAAACAGAAAAGACGCAGTAGTATTTGTTTCTCCTGAAAGAAGTGATGTAGTTAATGTTGCAAATAGTGTGACGCAAACAACCAACGTGACTGGATTTTTTAATTCAATCAGATCATCTTCATTTGTAGTATTTGATAGTGGTTACAAATATACTTACGACAAATATGCTGACGTATTCAGATTTGTACCATTAAACGGAGATATGGCGGGTTTATGTGCTAGAACGGATCTAGTTGCAGACTCACACTTCTCACCTGCTGGTTTTAACAGAGGTGTTGTAAGAGGTGCAGTTAAACTTGCTTATAATCCTAACAAAACACAAAGAGATGATTTATACAGAGCTAGAATAAACCCAGTGGTTACATTCCCAGGACAAGGTACAATCTTGTTTGGTGATAAAACTGGATTATCTGCTCCTAGTGCGTTTGATAGAATAAATGTAAGAAGACTATTCATTACTTTAGAGAAGGCAATATCAACTGCTTCTAAATTTCAATTGTTCGAGTTTAATGACGAATTTACAAGAGCACAATTTAGAAACATTGTAGAGCCATTTTTAAGAGATGTACAAGGCCGAAGAGGTATTACAGACTTCTTGGTTGTTTGTGACGAAACAAACAATACAGGCGATGTCATTGATAGAAATGAATTTAGAGCTGACATTTTTGTCAAACCTGCTAGATCAATCAACTTTATAACTCTAACATTCGTGGCGACAAGAACAGGCGTCTCGTTTGAAGAAGTGATAGGAGCGTAGAACCATGCCAAATATAAATGACTTTAAAAGTAAGTTAAGAGGCGGTGGAGCTCGAGCCAATCAGTTCAGAGTGACAATGCCTTTCCCTGGATTTGCAAGTGTAGGTGGAGAGACTGAAACAATGTCTTTCTTATGTACATCAACAAGTCTACCAGGAATGACCTTGGGAGAAGTTGCGATACCATTTAGAGGTAGGGAGTTATATGTAGCGGGTGATAGAACATTCGGTACATGGACTACAACTATGCTAAATGATACTGACTTTTTAATTAGAAACGCATACGAGAGATGGTTAAATGGTATTAACAATATGTCTGATAATGAAGGCCTTGTTAATCCTGCTGACTATCAAGTTGACTCTTTCGTTGACCAATTAGACCGAAACGGTAACGTGATTAAATCATACACTTTCAGAGGAATGTTCCCAATAACATTGGACGACATTGGTCTGGATTACGGTACTAACAATGCAGTAGAATCTTTTACTGCAACGCATAGATACCAATACTTTGAAACAAATACTACTACTTAATAGACGACTAAATAATTAAGTAGAATTGAGGATATAATATGGCAGAACTATTTGGGTTTAAGATAGAGCGTTTAGGCACTCAGTCAACCGATCCAAGACAAAACATAGTACCTCCACAAGCAGAGGACGGAACACAAACCGTCCCTGCTGGTGGGTTCTTTGCGTCTTACGGTGGGTTCGATACAAATGCTAGAAACGAACTAGACTTAATAAGAAGATATAGAGAGGTAGCACTACATCCCGAGTGTGACCTTGCAATAGAGGATATTGTTTCAGAAGCAATAGTCTCTAATGAAAATCAACAATCAGTACAACTAGATTTAAGTAGAGTAAATTATAGTGATTCAATCAAAAGAAAAATGAGAGAGTCATTTGGTGAGGTACTTAAACTATTAAGTTTTGATATAAAAGGACATGACATCTTTAGAAGATGGTATGTTGATGGTAGAGTTTATTATCATAAGATTATAGATAAAGATTCACCAAGATTAGGGATAACAGAATTAAGATATATTGATCCTAGAAAGATTAAGAAGATAAGAGAAGTTAGAAAACAAAGAGTAGATGGCGTGCCAGGCTCTTTCTCTTTCTCTGATAAATTTCAGGAATACTTTATGTATAATGAAAAGGGAATACATCCTACAGCAGCTTCAAACGTAGGTGGATTAAAGATTGCTACAGACGCAATTGCATATTGCCCTTCTGGTCTTATAGATCAGACACATAATTTAGTTTTATCTTATTTACATAAAGCAATTAAACCTGTCAATCAATTAAGAATGATTGAAGACGCTGTTGTAATATACAGAATTGCTCGTGCACCTGAAAGAAGAATATTCTATATTGATGTAGGTAATTTACCTAAGATCAAGGCTGAACAATATTTAAGAGATGTTATGGCTAGATATAGAAATAAACTTGTATATGACGCAAGTACAGGTGAAGTAAGAGATGACAGAAACTATATGAGTATGTTAGAAGACTTTTGGTTACCTCGTAGAGAAGGTGGAAGAGGAACTGAAATTACAACTTTACCTGGTGGTCAAAACCTAGGTGAGATACAAGATATAGAATACTTCCAAAGAAAACTATATCGTTCTCTAAACGTACCTATTAGTAGATTAGAAAGTGGATCAGGATTTAACCTTGGTCGTGCAGCTGAAATTAGTAGAGATGAAGTTAAGTTTACTAAATTTGTAGGCAGATTAAGAAAAAAATTCTGTATGTTATTCCATGATCTATTAAAAACACAACTTGTTTTAAAAGGTGTTATTGCTCCTGAAGAATGGGACAATATGCAAAATGATATTACATACACTTACTTACAAGATGGATACTTTGCTGAACTAAAACATAGTGAGATGATGAGGGAACGAGTGGGTCTTGCTAGAGATTTAGAACAATATGTTGGTAAGTATTTTAGTCATCAATATGTAAGAACAAAAATTTTAAAACAAAATGAATTAGAACAAAAAATGATTGATGATGAAATACAGAAAGAACAACCTGTAGAACCTGAACAATCAAGTGAAAAAAAGGAAATAAAAGATGAGTAAAGAAAATTTAAAAAATTTCGTAGATAACTTGGATAAAGGCGACAATACAGAAGCACAGAAAAACTTTAATGACACCATGTCAGATAAGATTGCTGCTTCTTTAGATGACGCTAAAACTGATGTGGCTAAATCTATGTTTACAGGTCAACAAGGTGTTATAGCACCTGAGGCTGATCCTTTTACAGGTGATAACATAGAACAATCAGCAGAGGAAACTCCTGCTGAAGAGGTGCCAAGTAATGACCAAGACGCTCAGTAAATTTAGAGAAGAAATAATTACTGACGGCAACGACTACAAGCGAACTAGGCAATATAATAAGTTATCGCCTAAGATGAAAAAAGCTGTAGATATGGTTTTTAGAGCTGCTGATAAATCAGCAGATGTAATCGCTGACTTTGAGAAGAATGTCAAAGCGGCCTCTAAAATGTATAATGTTAAAGTGAACGATTTAATGAAATACTTTGACAAAGAAACATTAACAATTTTAAGAAGATAAAGGTAAAGGGAATAGCATATGGCAATATCAACAAGAACTCTATCAGATACTAGAGGTTTTGCAAAAGTATTAGTGGAATTTACAAATGACAGCGCTACCACAACCGTAATTGACGCTTCTGGATTAGACGCACACCAAAATGGTGGGCAGTTAAAAATTAGAGGTCTAAAATTTGCGCTTACAGGTTACGCTACATTATCATTTATAAAAAATGGTGCAACAGCAGAGAAAGCAATATCACTATCAGGTAGTGATGTTTATAACGCAGGTACAATTGTGAACTCAGCAGGTGCTGCTACACATGCAACCGATGGTGATATTTCAATCACAACGGTAAGTGCAAGTGGTTATGTTGTAATTGAAGTAGTAAAAGACAATTTTAATTATAGTTAATAATGGCAATCACTACTGAAACATTAGCTGATGATAATAAAAAAGTTATTGTTAAAGCAAATGGTTTAGGTGGTGAAACAAAACAAACATTATTAGACGCAAGTATTTTATCAGGCGCAACGTCAAGTCCTAACTTGTCAATTGCACACTTGTATTACGAGATACTCGGTTCGGGAAATTTAACTTTTTTCTTTGACGCTGAGACAGATGAACAAGCTGCAACACAATTTAGTGGACGTGGTAATTACGGTTTGAAGAAAAACGAACCACGAATTAAACAAGAAGACACAGGCATAACACTTGTCAATCCGACAGGTGACGTGCTTGTGTCATCTGATAGTACGGTGTCAACATATAATATAGTAGTAGAATTTAGAAAAGAAAAAGGATTTACAAATGGCTGATACAGTTTCAAGCTTAACAATCGCAGATACTTCAGGTGTCAAGTTTACAACTAAACTTACAAACTTCTCTGACGGTACAGGTGAGACCCTAGTCAAAAAAGTTGACGCTTCTGAATTAACTTTTATGACTGAGGATGGAAATAGAAAAATATCAAAGTTATATTATTCTATTAATACGTCTGACAGTAAGTCAGCAGTAGAACTTATATGGGATGGCGAAACTAACGCTACCGCAGTTTTATTGTCTGGTCAAGGTTTTTTCGATTTAAGAGCAGATGGTAATGAGATAACAAATAACTCGACAACACCTACAGGTGATGTTTTACTATCTACAAAAAATTTTGCAAATGGTGATAATTACACGATTATTGCCGAGTTTAGATAATAATTTGTATAAATATTAGTAGAGAAATTAAGAGATAGATACTTATGAAGCTAATTACCGAAGAAATAGAACAAGCGGAATACATTGTAGAAGAAACTAATGGCAAAAAAAATTATGCCATCAAAGGTATCTTTATGCAATCTGACATCAAAAATAAAAATGGCAGAATGTATCCAAAAGAGATTCTTCAAAGAGAAGTTGTTAGATACAACAGAGAATTTATCAATAAAAACAGAGCATTTGGCGAACTAGGTCATCCAGACGGTCCCACCGTCAACCTAGAAAGAGTTAGTCATATGATTAAAGCTCTGTATCCAGAAGGCAATAATTTTATCGGAGAAGCAAGAGTCCTAGACACACCATATGGAAAAATTGTGAAGTCACTTATAGATGAAGGTGCAAGATTAGGCGTTTCTTCCCGAGGTATGGGCACACTATCAAATAGTCAAGGTGCCAATGTAGTTAACAACGATTTTTACCTTGCGACAGCAGCTGATATAGTTGCTGATCCATCTGCTCCAGACGCTTTTGTAGAAGGCATAATGGAAGGCAAAGAATGGATTTGGAATAATGGGATTTTGAAAGAAGCAGAGGTTAAAGAATTAAAAGTACAGGTTGAGAGTAAAGAACGAATCGCAAGAGCAGAGAAAAATGCTATTGTGTTTGAGAACTTTCTTAAAAAGCTGTAATTTTATAAATAATAGTTGACTATTTTATAGTCCAATTATTGCAATTTTAATATAAAAAGAAGAGGAAAACTAAAATGGAAAACGGTAAAACTGACGCTATGGCGCCGAAAAAAAATGCCGCTCCAGCAGAAGCACCTAAAACTTTAGGGGCAACTATTCAGAATGTTATCACTAAGGCTATCACAAGCCCAACTGATGGCAAAATTGATTTCGCACAAGGGGTAAACCACATTACTGGTGACCCACAACAAAAAAGTGCAAAACCTGCTGAGCCAATGCAATCTCTTAAAGCTAATTACGACATGAAACCTAAGTCTGAAACTTATGAAGACAAGGAAGAAGTTAAAGAAGCTGACGAGAAAGAAAAAGAAAAGATGATGAAAGCACAAGCTGACATTAAAAAAATGAACGCTCAAGTAAATGACAAAGAAAAAGAAATGAAAGAAGCGGAAGACCATAAGAAATCTGACATGATCAAAGCTGAGATTGAAAAGATGAAAGAAACTATGGCTGACAAAGAAAAAGAATTAAAGGCGCAAGCTGATAAGGAAAAAGAAATGTCAGAGGGCGAAATGCCTAAGGCTGCTTTAGACGCTTTGAAAAAGTCGCAAGACAAAAAAGAAACTGCTCACGATGGTGAGAAGAAAGACATCAAATCTCAAAAAGACAAAGAGATGAAAGAAGAGTCTGAAGACGAAAAGAAAAAAGACATCAAAGCAAATAAAGAACACGACAAAGAAGTTAAAGAAGAAGACGAAAAAGAAGATAAAAAAGATATTAAAGCTTCTGCAAAAGATAAAGTAAAAGACATGGATATGAAAGAAGACGTAGCTGCTCTTACAGATGGTGAAGAACTATCGGAAGAGTTTAAAGCAAAAGCTGC